ATCAACATCTTGACCAGCAGACCAACGAACATTGTTTCTAGCTTCAAAATGTAAATGTGGGCCAGAAGAATTACCAGTATTACCTGACTCTCCTATGTGTTGTCCTTTTTTAACTTCGTCACCAATTTTGACCAAAGACTTTGACAAATGAGCATAAATAACCCAAACATCTTGTCCTTCAATCTTTTGAACAATGTGTGTTCCGTAGGCTTTGCCCCAGTTAGCGTTAGCAACTTTGCCATCAGCAACAGCGATAATGTCTGTTCCTTGTGGGACTGCAAAATCAACTCCTGTGTGATAACCCTTTGACCACATTTTTCCAAGTTTTTTGTAGGCTGTTGTGATTTTGCCATCTTTAATTGGTAACAATTACTTGCCACCCTCACCTTTTTTATTAGCTCGTTTGAATACGGCATCCACTTCGTCTGAAGTTAATTGACCATCATCAAGAAACGCTTTAGCCAAGTCTGTTAGCACTTTGCTAACACCTAGCGCGCCAGCGATAAGAGCTGATTGGACTGGTTCAACACCAGCGAAAGCACCAGCACCGATAGCAGGTAAAGCCATTGTTAAAAATAATGCAACGGATCGCATCAACACGTCTTTCACGATTGATAGTTTCATTAGCCAACCAACGCTTCTATTTCAGCATCAGATAGACCAAGTGCTTTTAGTTTGGCTTTGCCTGAAATCTTTTTCGCTTCAACGGCTGCTGCTGCTGTTGCTTCTGCTGCTTTTTGTGCAGCGTAGGTTTCTGCGTCTGCCTGCATTTGTGCCACTTCGGCATCTGTTAGTTCTATTGTCTCGGTGATGCCTGTTGAGCAATCGACTACGAGTTTGGTTGGGTTTGCCATTATTGTTTTCCTTTTCTTTTAACTAGATTTTATGCCATAAAGCGTTGCTGTGGTGTATTGAACAAAAGAACCTCCAACAAGAGGTGTGATTTTGATTGACGTTATCGCAGCAGTATTTGACATAAGGTTTGCAGATAAAATTAGTCCAGCACCAGCAGCATTGTTTTCTGCAACAGAATCATCACTTAAAGATTTGTAATTTGCAGAAGTATAATTTGGTATATAAACTTCTCCATTGCCAAAAACTGAGGCTGTTGCGTTCAGAGCAGGGATTCTAAAAACTGCTGCATCAGTACCAGTTCCAGAACTTGCTGATGAACCATCACCAAAAAGATATCTATTTGTGTATCCTGTGGTAATAGCATTAAAAGTTATTTTACAAGACTCAGTAATTGTTACGCTGTTTGTTCTAGCAGATGCAACAATTTTTAAGTCTGTGTATGTTTGTGGAATAGAAGTAAAATCTATTGTTGCTGCTCCACCTGAGCCAACAGTAACAGTTTGAATTTTAACAAAAGTGTTTGCCATTATGCTGCCTTAATTCCATAAAGTGTAAAGGTTGAACCAACAACCCAAGTTGTTGCAGCAGTAATACCACATTCAATTGATGTAATTGCAGCCGTATTACGCCATAAACCAGCAGTAGCAGAATCAATGCTTCCTGCGTAACCACCCCTTTGAATAGTGCTTTTATATGTTGTTGTATTTGAATAGTTCATAACATTTATTGTTGCATAACTCCCACTATTTAATCCACCAAAAGATGCAGTAATAATGTTATCTGAACCTGTATTTCTTGCAGACAAAGCAGATGCACCATTACCATATAAAATTGTTCTGGAATAATTTGCTCCAGAATCAGAATTGAATCGTAATCTTAAATCATTTCCAGCAGAAGTTAATCCTGCGCTGACAATTAAAACTAAGTCTGTGTATGTTTGTGGAATAGAAGAAAAAGTAACTGAAGCAACTGCTGTTCCAACTGTTTGAGTTTGTATTGGTTCGTATGTTTTAGGCATTTACGCTTTCACCCCATATAAAGCATAAGAAGAATATTGTGTAAAATTTACACCTGAATTAGAAGTCAAAGTTATAGATGAAATAGCAGAAGTAGAGCGCCAAACACCTGAACTTAAACCAGCACGACCACCAAAACCAGCAATTGTTCCATTTAAATCAACACCAGAAAGATTACGAACTGTTTTGAATTTATTAGTATTCGCGTAATCTAAAATATCAACAATGCCAACACCAAAAGTTCCACCAGTACTTGAGCCAAAAGTACCATCACCTAAAATTATGTAACCTAAAGCACCACCATCGCTTGAAGTTGCAGATGCTCCATCACCATATAAATTATGTGTTCTATATATACTACTGGAATCACCATTAAAACTCATTCTTATTTCTGTAATTCCATAAGTAGCGCGAGCATCTTGAGAAAATAATCTTATTTGTAAATGTGTATATGTTGCTGGAATAGAACTAAAAGTTATTGTTGAAGTTGCAGTCGTAAGTGTTGTTGTAGCAATTGATTCAAAATCGCCAGGAAGTGCTACGCCTGCACCTAAACCATAGGCGCGTGCTGAAGCACCAGCAAAAGAACCACGAATCGGCATTATGATTCCCTTTTATTTGAACTGGGTTTGCGAAGCCAAAACAGTAAACGCAGAACCAGCAGTCTTAATAACAGTAAACGAATAAGAATCAATAGAAGAAGCATTACCTGCTGTAGGTGCAGCACCACCCTGCCACTTAGTTGAAACACCTGCTGTACCACCATCAACCCAAATAGCAGTTGGATAATAAGCGGTAGTTCCATTAGTGTTCAAAAATACTGAAGTGATCGCTTCACCTGTTGCAAGTTGGTTATTCATAGTCACAGAAGCATTAGCACGCAAGTTAAGAATAAAGTTTGCTGCTGCGTTAGCTGTAAAATATGTAACAGAATCAGTTGCAGAGTTGATTGTCACCGTACCTGTAGCTGTTGAAGCGGAAGTATTAACAACTTCCTCTGGGGCATAAAGTGTTGGATTCTTACCTGGTGCATTAACCCAGGCTGAACCTGTGTAATAAGAAAGTTGATCGGTGTCCTGCAAATAGGTCATATAACCCTCAGCAGGGGAAGTAATAGCAGAAGCGCGAGCGGCAGTACCAGCAAAAGACATAATGCCTTGTTGCATCAAATAAGTATTAACTTGTGCTGCGGTAAGCACATCACCAGCAGTAAAAGTCTTAAAACCTGCACCAGCCATTAAATTACTCCTCTATCTTGTAGTTATTCTAATTGCCTAAACGACCTGTGTCGAGCAGACCAAATACAGCATCATCAAGCACAAACTCTGCGTATTCAAGGGTTCTGAATCGGAATGTAAGTTCGTGAACAAATATACCGACCCTATGTTCAATACCAGTAATCTGACCATATTTAACTATCTGTGATCCAATACCATTTGGCGTAAATTTTATTTTAACTTGATCTGTTAAATCTAAAGCAAGCAAAGAATTTTGTTGTGCAGTAGAAAGTACAGACATTTGAACAGTCATAGAATCAAAACGGTATTCAGGTTCAGAATAAGAACCAAGTAAAGAGTTAGCCAATGCCAAAGAATCTGCATCCGAATTAAATAACAAACCGTCAAGATTCAAAGATGAAATACCATAAGAGTTTTGAGAATCAGTATCTTGTGCTATTTGAGGTGAACCACCAGTTCTAGTGACAACAACACGGTTGTAAAGCAGTTCTGATCCGTAAACCACAGCAACATTGCTAAAAGGAACACCTGTTCCGTCATCAGTTAAAGTAACTAAACCGACAGAACTAGGACCAGATAAAGTATCTTGAAAAGTTATCTTGCCAGACTTGTCAATGAATAAACTTCCTGATTCAGTTGTTTCCACAACTTGCAAATAATTGAGAACGCCACTACCCTCAGAAATTGCATCACCCTGCAAACTTATTGTTCCAGTATCAATATTTCTACTTGCTGAATCCCAATTAACTTCAGGTCTATCTAAAACAGCATTTATTCGTGCACCAGTTAATTGAGGTATTGCCGTATATGCAGACAAAGTTTGTTGTGCTAAGAGAGTGAAACCATCCGAAGCAATCGCTGAAGCAGTATTATCACCACTTGGATTGTAATTAAGATTCCAATCATCAATAAGACCATAAAAAACTGCTGAACCGTTAGATTTGACTCTTATTTCACGGTGGGGAACAATTTGACCTGCGTAAGGGCTAGATGAATACATTGGATCAAAAATTCTTGTTGTATTATCAAAAACAACTTCTAAAGAACCAGCATTATATTTATCTAATTCTCGTGAACGACCACGATTTGAGTTAATCGAAACAACATATTGTGAAACATCATAAAAAAGTGAACCACCAAGAGTGAAACTTGTGTTATCTAATTTTCCTTGTACTGCGTCATCAAGTGTAAAAAAAGGACCGCCGGCAGAACTTAAATCAAAACCGATCTCAACTGTTTTTGTTGGTAAAGCCATTTATGTTCTCGCAAATACTTGACCAGAAGTACGTTCATACTTTTTAATTGCTTCAACAATTTGTGCGCCAACTTGTGCACCATTAGTTCCGACACCAGCATTAACACTTATATTGTAAATAGCGCCCATTACACCAGAATTTTTACCTGTCAAAGGGATTACAGCTTCAGGGCCAGCTTCACCAATAAGAGCATTAGTTGGGCCAGTAACAATTCCACCTTTAGCAAAACGTGTTACACCATAAGCCTGAGCAAGAGCTGTGTAGCTTCTTGCAGCAACATCAGATGCACCACTCATACTTGAAGCAATTTTAGAAACAGCACTTGTTGTTAACTTACTTAAATTGATGACAGGTTTTTGTTTAGCAGGTGGATTACCACCAGTAGGAGCTAGAACTTCTGGCCCAGCACCGCCACCAGCACCAGCAGAACTAGTTGAAAGACTGTCAACAATTGCTTTTAATTCTGCACGAGCTGCTTCTAAAGCGGCTTTAATACCATCAACAAGGGCTTGACCTTGATCAATACCAGCTTGATAAAAATTAGCAGCACCCATAGTTCCAACTTCATCAGCAACATAAGCAACAGCATCAGTTAATTGATTAACTTGCTCAACAATTGTTTGACCACCAGCAATAATGTAATCGGCAATCTTTGAACCAGCCTCAAAACCTGCTGCCAAAACTTGACGGATAGCACGCTCATTAAGACCCAAAACAACTAACTGTTTAACCTTGTTAGCAAAAGCTGTTGCTTGAACAGCTTGATCAGTTAAACCTTTAAGAAAATTCTCAGACTCAGCAGCCTTACCAAAATCTAAAATACCTGAAATCGTGCTACTAATAGCGTTCTTAAAATCAGTAAATTTACCTTTGACATCATCTAGAGCGGATTCTGCTAAACGCAAAGATGCTTCTAATTTATCAACAACTGCCTGAGCAGCATCCTTAGCAGCTTCTTTAAGTTTCTTGATTGAATCCGTTGCCTTACCAGCTTTATCTGTGGTATCACCCATCTGATTATTTAATTTGCCAAAATCAGGAACAGTACCAGAAACAGCAGTACCTAAAGTATCTGTTTGTGCGGCTAAAGCACCCATACTATTTTTGGCTTCAACTGAGGAAACACTTAACTTACCAAATGAAACCTCACCGATACTAGCAATTTCAGTTAAATTAAGTCCAACTTTATTCCCAACACGAATTAAAAAGTTTAGACCCTCAAATAATTTGTTTAAGGCTTTGATTGCAAAGTTAGCAATACTCTCAGCAAAACCAATAACAGCATTGGCCATTTTTACAACACCTTGACGAAACGTGTCAGAAGTTTGCCAAGCCCTATAAAGTGCATAAGCCAAAAGAACTAAACCTGCCACAACCAAATAAACTGGGTTAGTTGCAAGAGCAATAGATAACAATTTGAATACTTCAATAAACTTTTTAGTCGCAGTAATAAGTGAACCAATGGCAATCAATGCTGGCCCAATAGCAGCCACTACAGCACCAATAGACAAACCAACTTTGATAGTTTCAGGGCTTAGTTGCTTAAACAAATCAACCCATTTTTGAATTTGAGGGACTACACTTTCTCTGATGAATTTAACAAGTTGCATAACCACAGGTAAAAGTGCAGCACCAACTTCATTTGATAAATCACCAAATTCTTGTTTTAATTTGATCATTTGACCCTCTGGGGTCTTTGCTAATTCAGCGTTAAAGTCTCTATATGTAGAATTTAATATTCTTACAATTGCTGCAGCTTTTTCAGACTCAGTTCCAGAAGAAATCAGTTTCTTATCGTTATCTGATAATACGAAACCTGTTTTTGTAAGTGAGGCAAAATTGCCATTTAAGGCTTGAGCTAAACCGTTGGTCATAGACTTAAAGTCATCTGCTGAGGCAGCAGCACCTTTTTCGGCTGTTACATAATCAAGAATTGCTGGCGTAAGTTTAGAAATTGTGCTGCCTTGTAAATCAAAAGTAGCCAATTGTGATTGTGTTAAAACAATGTTTTCTTTAGAAACAACACCAACTTTTTCTAACGCTTTTGCTTGCTGCAATAGTGCATCAACTTGTTGGCTTGTAGCTCCACCAGTATTTAGTAAAAGTTGTCTTAAACGTTGCTGAGATTTTTCGGCTTCAATCGAGCCTTTAACCATTATTCCAAGTGCACCAGCAAGACCAATCAAAGGCACAGTTAAGTTCTTAGTTAAACTTGTGCCAACTTCAGTAAAGATTTTACCTGTTGCACCAAATTTATCTAAAGTACCTTTGGCTCTCTCAAATTCTCTAACAGCAGATTTGATACCACGATCATCAAATTGCGTCAGAATTGGTACAATAATTGCCATTACTTAACCACCAATAAGTTTCGGTTCACCTTTGCAGATGCTTCTTGTAAAGAACGTTCAATACTATTATCAATCAAATTCTGATTTTTCAAAGCGGCAGGCCAAACAAAACGTGAAGCCCCGTGAGATTTATTTAAGTTTCTAATTAAGGCAGCACCTTGACCATTTAACCTATATCCAGTTGGTCTACGAGCTGATGGTTTAGAACGACCAGTATTACCACTTGTTCCTTTACGACCAGCCATATCAGCAATCGCTAACCCCCGACCTTTGATAATAACTTTTAACAAAGAGGTAGGTCTATCAGCTCTAGGTTTCTTTGTTGTCGTTTTGACTTCAGCTTTATTATCTGATTGTCTAAAAGCTGTTTTGCCAGCGTGAGTGAAACCAGATAGAGGAGCTGTTCTAGGTAAAGCGTTTTGGATAGACATAGCAAAAGGCATTGCAGAGTTTTTAATATCAGAGTTCAGTTGGTCGTACAAAGTTTTATCTAACGCTTTAAGTTCAAGTAAAGTTTCACGGAGTCCACGAACTTCGGTTTGTAGACCAATAGCCACAATTACCTCTTATTTTGTTCGGATGCTCTCCAACGCAGATACATACCTAATGTGAAAAGCATACGGTCAGACTCTTGTAAAAGCAAAGAGGGAGCAATCCCAGTTTCACAAGCTAAATAAGCAATGAACCAATGCTCAGAGTATTCTCCGAGCGGTTTTATTTTGGGTCGTTGTCGCTAACGCCAATTTCGTCAACTTCATCTAACCAGTTGTCAAAATCTTTTTTAGTTGCATTAGTTCTTTTTTCACTATGCCACGCAAGAAAAAGCAGGTCAGTTAGTTTGAACTCGGCTTCGAGTTTTGCTACTGACCTGCTGAACTTTTCTTCAAACGCAACTAGGTCTTTTGCTGAACAAACGACTTCTTTTGAATTACCATCATTGTAATTCACGCGCAGGTTGATTTTCATTTGTTTCCTTTTTTAGTTAAGCGGTTGCGCGAGTGACCGATCCAGTCACAGGCCAAGAGACAGAAAAACTGGCAATATCGCCCACGGAACTTGCGAATGGACTGTATTGAGTTACTAATGCTGTCATTGTATAACTTGGATTTGTTGCGGTTACTGTTCCACTTGTAGGGACAATCACAACAGTTGCGATTGATCCTAGCAAAGGGTTAAGTGTTGCATCAACTGAACTTGCACCAAAATCTTGCATAAAGTTAAGTGTTAGTGATGCTTGTTTTAAGCCACCAATTCTAGTTCTCCAAGAAGAACCAAAAGCGGTAGTCTCAATGTCGTCAGCTTCTTGTGACAATTCAACACTGTTAAGGGAAGTAGAGAAATCCACTCCACCAACAGTAATTTTATGGTCGGTTGCTGCAAATTTTGCCATTTATTACTCCTAGTCTGCGTAGCAAAGAATTGTAAACTCTGCTGTTAGATATATTACCTCACCTATAGATATGTTTCCATAGTTTCTAAGTTCAGTAACTCTTGTATCGAAAGCTTTGCCACCCAAAGTCTTGTCTCCCTC